GAGATGGTCGACTGGGGCATCATGTTCGGCACCAGCGCCATGCTGGCTGTCATGGACGGCGACAATCTCAAGCCCGAAGTCTTTGGCCCAGACCGCATTCGTGCGGAACCTGCTATCGCCAAGCCGGAAGATAGCCGCTTCCTTGCTGTGTCGCGTGTGACTACTAAGTCGCAGTTGAAGCAGAAGTTTCCCGACAAGGAAGATGTCATTAACCAAGCGCCGCCTCCGCTTCAGCAGTTGAACTGGTGGAGTGGTTACCAGCGCATGGCGCCTGACCGCATCGAAGTGCTGGAAGTCTACTGCCGCAGCGGCCACTGGTTCTTGATGTGTGGCAGCGGTGGCGCTGTGCTTGCGTCTGGCTGGACTCCGCAACGATGTATGCCGCTTGAGATTCACAAGTACGGCAGCGTACCGTTCGACTTCTGGGGCGTTGGTCTGGTTGAGCAGGCGCTTCCAGGTCAGTATGCGTACAGCGCGAGCTGGAACCAGATTCTGACCAATGCCCGGTTGATGAGCAATCCGAAGATTCTCATCCCGCACAACTCAGGGATTGCGCCAGATGCGTTTACATCGCGTGCGGGTGAGAAGGTATATTACCGCCAAGGCATGGCTCCGCAGCCTTGGCAAGGGTTGCCACTGCCGCAATATGCAGTGCAGTTGCCGGCGTCGGCTGCTTCTGCTCTTGCTGACTCGACCGGCATTCACGGCGCGTCGCAGGGCAAGCGCACGCCTGGCGTCGTTACTGGTCGAGCGGTTGAGGCAATTGTTTCTAACGACGAAGTGCAATTCGGAATCACCAAGCGCAACATCAAGCGATTGATGGAGCGTCATGGTCGCACGGCCCTTCTCTACATGCAGGCATACTACCCGCAAGAGAAGTTTGTTCGTCAGTTCGATCGTTATGGTTCGGCGATCGGCACGATGGTTCGCAGCGGCGACTTGTCGCAAGACCCGCAGGTGTTCATCGAGGCCGACACGTTGTTCCGCGATGACGTGGAAGCTCGGCAGCAGCGCATCATGCAGTTTGCTCAGATGGGCGCGATTCCGCCGCCGGACGCTATCAAGCTGATTCAGAACAACCGCGATCCTCTGCGTCCGCAGAAGCCGATTGCAGATTACGTGGCAGCCAAGCGTGCGCTGGATGCGGTGGTGCGTAACGGGTTTCAAGTGGTCGACACGACCAAGTTCAATCCTGATGGCACGCCTTCTATGCGCAAGACGGTGAAGTTCTATCCAAACGATAACTTCCCGATCTTTGCTGAGGTCGCTGGTCAGTACATTCGCTCGGATGAGTTCTACGCGCTGCCTGTTGAGAAGCAGGATGCGGTGGATATGTACTACCAAGACATCTTGAACATGATGGCTCCGCCGCCTGCGCCTGAAGCGCCGGGTGGTGGAATGCCTAGGATTCCGCAGCCGGTGGGCGCGCCCGCTGGCAACGCAAACGCGGTGGGTAATCAGCGCGCACCAAACGCCGCTCAAGAGATGGAGCGCCAACTTGAAGTCAAGGCCGCTCAGCCGGAAGGCGCGGACGAGTTCAGTAAGTAGGAGACACCATGGCTGGCAAGTATGATATGCGTGATATTGCTAAGGCTCGCCTCAAGAAGATGCAGGACACCAAGGCCAAGGGCGGCAAGATGATGCCCAAGGGCAAGGAGTCCAAGTACGACTACGAGGATGAGGAAATGTCGGCTGACATGGAGGAGAAGACTCCTTCGCCGGAAGAGCACAACGCTCCCAAGCACCTCATGCACAAGGGTCATCCCGGCCTTGGTGGCGAGCATCGCGGCGGTCCCAAGGGCATCGCTGTGATGATTGGCATCGGCAAGCCCGGTATGCCCAAGCGTCACCCCGGTCTTGGCGAGTCGATCGAGGACGAGGAGCCCGTGATGGGCGGCAAGTACGGGCGGTAAACCATGCACGCTGCACAGATTGCGAAATACATGCGGCAATTGATTGACGATCCTGGGATCGTCCGTCTGCCGTATTCTTTGCAGGCGACGATGCTTGAGATCGCCTACGAGGAGTTTCGCAATGTAGCGCCATGGGAAGTGTGGGAGCGTTACTACGAGCCTCCGCTTCTGACCGGTCAGTACAACGTCGACCTCGATGGCATCTTGTTCTACACCGACGCCGGCATTCCGCCGACCCAAGCTCTGGCCAGCCGTTTGACCCGCGTTACGCTGGTCAACCCTGGTGTGCAGGATGTTTGGATCTTCACGCTGGGTGGTGCTCCTGCACCGGGTGATACGTGCCGACTGACGATCAACGCGGTGAACTACGACTACGTTGTTCTCCCCGGCGACACGCTCGTCACCATTGCTGCTGGTGTTGCTGCACTGGCTGCTGTTGATCCAATCTACTCGGTGACCAGCGTCGGCCCGGTGATTACCTGCACCAAGTACACTACCGGCCCGTCGCTCATCACGCCTACCTGCTCCTTCTTGGCGGGCGCTGGTACGGTCACGCCGTTTCACTCTGTCATCGGCCAAGCGTCCAACGGCATCCTTGGTACGTTTCAGCCGGCTACTAGCTGGGAGACGCTGGGCCAGATTCCCAACGCCAGCGCGGCCATGCTGTCGAACTATGCGTGGACTGGTCAGCGGTATTGGCTAGACGGCAAGATGCTGCGCTTCAGTGTTCCGGTGAGCGGCCAGATTCAAATTTGGTACGTGCCTACGCAGACGGTGAACTGGCTGTCGGCCATCTCGTCGACCACGCCGGTATTTGTGGACAACCTGACGCAGTTCCACGACATTATCGCTCTTCTGGCTGCCGAGCAGTACTACATTCAGCAAGCACAGCCCAACACATCTTTGGAGATGCAGTTGCGGCGTCGCATGGATAAGATGATGGAGTTCTTCGCTCAGTCGCGCACTGGCAAGGCATCGAGGTATGTGAACGAAGAATACCAGAGGTAGCCGGTGTCCAACATCGATAAAACCGCAGATGTCACTCCGAAGTCCGGCATGGACTTGCGCACCAATGCGCGCACTGATGGCACTCCGTTCATCCAGAATACCATCCCTCGTAACGGCGACTTCTGGGTTCGGCCAGGTTTCGGTCTTGTTCGCGAGTACGACACCAGCTTGGCCAACGGGCGATATGATGAGAACAAGTACGGTCTAGGCCCGTGCATCGGCGCGACCAACGTTCGCACCGCTTGGCAGACCGACCAGATTCTTTCGATTCACACGCTGTACGCATTTACTGGCGACTTCTACGGTGGCCGACCTCGTTTGGTTGGTGGCTTGACGCCGATGTATGGTCGTCGCGCAACCTTCTTGGCAGGCGTCGTTGCGATCGTTCACGACTTGCACACCAATCGTAAGGTTGAGTTTGTGCTGCACGAACAGGACGCGAAGAAAGAGTTCTTGCCACAAGTCTACCCTAACTACTCAACTCGTTACGACGATGACAATTCGACGTGGGCGATTCCTGCTCAAGAGCCGAAGTGGGCCATCTTTGCGCCGATGCAGACCGGTGTGGCGTTTGGAACCAAGGCGTTCAACATCGTGGTGTGCATCGATGGTATGGGCTTGTGGACGTACCGTCCGGTAGATTGCCCGATTGAGTGGAGCCGGCAGAACAACAGCTTGGATCGACCGTACCTTGGCCCATTCATGGGCGAGCAGGGCGCGTTCTCTCCGCTCAACTTGGCTGAAGGACTTCTGTCTGCTGCCGATGGTGCTGCTTACCTGACGACCAACGACATTGGCACGATTACAGCACAGTGTACGTGGAACGAAGATCGCATTATCTACGCTGCTGGCAATACGCTTTGGTTCTCCGACCCGTACATGCCGCAAGCGGTGCTGGCCGATAGCAACTACGTGGTTCCTACGTCTGACCCGATCACATGCGTAGCCCCACTGCGCTCTAGCGTCTTCATCGCAACTAGTGGCGGTAGGTGCTGGGCGTACAATCCTGCGCTTGGTAGCGCGGGCACAGCGGCTGTTGGCAGCTTGACCTCTATCTCGCTGACCAATGGCTGCGTAAACAATCGTGCTTATTGCGTGGGCAACGAAGGCGTATTCTTTGTTGACCACAACGGCGTGTTCTTGTGGACGGGCGGTGTGCAGCTTGTGTGGTTGTCGCGTCCGATCGATCGGCTGTGGGCAGACCCGCAATCGCTTGAGTTGCCGCTGACGGATTACTACCAGCACAACGGCACCACCAGCTTGACAAATGTCCAGTTGCCTGCGCGTCTTGATATGCGCGAGCAGATGCGGAGCGCCAGGTTGTGCTGGGACGATCCTCGCAAGGTTCTGTATTGCGTATGCGACGACATCACGCTGTGCTGGACGACCGATTATGGTTGGAGCGTGTGGTACTTTAAGACTCACGCTGGCAATGGCGCAGAGGTACAAGGCTTGGCCAACATCGCCACGCCGACTCTGGTGCCCTCGCGTAACGATCTCTACTTGGTTGGTGGCCCAGACGAGACCATCTACATGGATGGTAAAGACCTTAAGATTGTGCAGGACAAAGCGTGCTATCTGCTCAAGCTTGGTCGTGGTGGTGCAATTGATCGGTCGACGTGCATGGATGCGGCCAGAACTGACGTGTATACCTGCACGCTTTCTGGTTACGTAGTGCCGTTTGATACGATCGAGATTACGGTCGGCGTCAACACGTACAACTACAACATCAAGCCTGATGACGACTACGCTGCCACGTACAAGAAGTTTGCTGACGACATTCAAGCTGTAGGCGATCCTGAGTACGACTTCATCGGCCAGCCTACCGGCATCGTGGCTGTAGCCAAAGTAGCTGGAACTCCAGCTTCTCCAGTGGTTGCTGTGATGACGGTTGGCGCCGGTTCGTTTACGGCCACGCATACTCAAACGTCCGCTAGCGCCAACTTGGTTACGGCCAACTTGGAGGATTGGCGCACACCCCTGAGTGGCTGGCGTATGTACGAGTGGGCAGGCGATCCTGCCACTGGCGCGTTCTATCTCGGCCCGCCCGTGGTTGCGCCTGCCGGGTTTCAGCCTCCGCGTGGTGCGCCTGCAACGACTGAAGCCACGTACTGGTGGCCTGTTGCTACCGGCTCGGTGGTAGCGCCACCCACGATTCTTAAGCTTCACTTCACGTTCGACAACACGCGCTGGGAACCTATCTGCGTGCCGGCTAATCCAGGCGACCCGCAGTATGGTGAGATTGCGGCGCTGTTCCCCAACGAGCGGCTTGGCTCCGTTTCTGGTTACAGGCCTAACGCACATGACGCAACGCATCAAATCTGCGTATACAACTCAGGCACCGGA